GGATCTTTCAACACTCGAATCACTTTGCATCCGAGTCAGTAGATCATTGCCAGAGAAAAACTCTGCATGAGCAGGAAAAGCCAGAGCCAACAGAATTGTGAGTTTTTTCATATCCTGCTCCTGAGCTGTTGAATGCGTTTGCGTACATCTTCAGGCATCTGAGAGGCCTTCCCCCTGTCTTGGTCGATCTTGACCAGAGCAGGATCTCGCGTGTCTTTAGGCTCGGGGATCTCGGCCCCGTCCCACCTCTGTTGGTTCAGATAGACCAACGGAGCAGGAATGAACGCTCCCGCGTCCTTCCTCCATTGGTCGGTGGTCTTCATCCACTCTACGTGCTTAAGGATCTGATCTGCACAATGATCGTACAGACCCTTCTGCCAACGCTTCTTGCAAGCTGACTTGGCTCCCTTGCGGGGATGCTTAGGCCAGGCTACCCAGAAAGCATCGAAGTTATCCACAGGCGTTTTTATCTCTTCGCCGAACAAGTCTTTTTCAGGCATAGGTTCTCCTAGGGTGGATGAGTCCACTCCGCTCCATCTTTAGACTGACCTCATCCGCTTCATTCATCTACAAACAGTCTCAAGACCAAGTGCCCTTGAGGGATTGATTCACTTTCACCGCTGGCCTAGTCTTCCACCTGAGTACCAACGGCTTCACCAGTCGCTCAATCAACGCTGGTCGGCTCTGCCACGGGTGTAATGGTGGCCGGTGTTTCTCGGGTGCAGCCCATGCAGGCCCATTTGCTATCGCGCCCTGACGGTCTGGGCCAAAAGCAAAAACCCCTAGAGATGCTCTGCGGTCTTGGCTCTTGGCGAGAGCAGCAGCGAGGCGTTTGAAACGATCAAAAGACCCGCCCACTGCCATGCAAGACCGCACAGCACCCACTAGGGGTTTTAATCGTTTCACCGCCTGGTTGCCACACCAGACAGGGTTTATTTTACACACCTTGCTCTTCTTTGCAAGCGAACCACTCAGGACGCATTTCCTTGAGCTGGAGCATCCGCAACTCAGGAACCTTCTTCCATTGGTAGATCGCAGGCGGCTTGATGTTCAGCAGCTTCGCCAGAGCAGTCACGCCACCGGCCTTCTCGATCAGATCCTTCTTGTCCATGTCTTTCCTCAGGTGGGGCCAGCCTCATGTAGCAGAGTGGCTCCTGCCGATAATTCGTAAACACCAGAAGCACGGCGCTAACCCGTTCCTGGCCCCGCATGGAGTGTAAGGCAGCTTTTGGTAAGGGGACTTAGGGAAAGTCCTAGTTCTCATGTTCATAAGATCGCTTACAGTTCTCTCCATGCCGCTATGTCGCGGTCTCTGGAGCAACCATGAAGATCCTTCCCTGCACTCAATGCCAGCACTACATCAAGTCGGAACGCCACCCAGAGGTGTATTCCAAGTGCGGTCATCCTGACACCCAGATCGTCAACTTCGTCACCGGCAAGAGCGAATCACAGCCTTGCTATCAGGTGCGCCTCTACACCGGGGCTTGCTCTCACGAAGGCAAGCTCTGGGCCTATGACGATGCCTTCCCCCCTGCTGAGGAGTACAGCAATGAAATCTAAGCTCGCTGATGTGCTGTTCGCCATCTTCCTCGGCTTGGCCGGGGCCACCATCCTGTTCTACTCGCTATGAAAAACATCTTCTCAGCTCTGGTGAGCGCACAGAAGGCCTTCGGGCCTGCGCTCAAGACCTCATCGAATCCACACTTCAAGAGCCGATACGCTGATCTGGCGGCTTGTGTCGAAGCCGTGGTGGACTCCCTCAATGCCAACGGGATCATGCTTATGCAGCAGACCTCGGAGTGCCAGGACGGTGTGATCGTAGAGACCGTGTTCCTGCATGAGTCCGGGGAAATGCTGTCCTCCGGGAAGCTCCATGTTCCTGCGGCGAAGCACGATCCCCAGGGATACGGGTCTGCCCTGACCTATGCCCGTAGGTATTCCCTCATGGCGGCTTGTGGGATCGCGCCAGAAGATGACGATGGGAACCACGCAGTCCGGGGAACCAACAGCGAGGATCAGGCCTTTGAAGCGAAGTACCTAGACGAACTCCGTGCGGCCTCTTTGGAGGGCATGGCGGCTCTGGAATCGGCCTTCAAAGCGATTCCCGCATCAGCGGCGAAGTCCCGATTCTGGGCTAAACATCAACAGTCACTCAAAGGGGCAGCGAAATGAAAAACAATGAAGACGGTGCACAGGTCTACATCGATCCGATGAACATCAGGATTGGTCGTGGGCGAATCTTGTGGGGAACCGCAACCGAAACGAATCGGGAGAGATTTCCCGCGGGATGGGTTCTGCCAGGCGGCTTCCGCACCCGTGATGAAGATGAAGCCCGTGCCTGGGCCAAGTGGATCAATGAGGTGAGCAAGTAATGGAACAGCGATCACCAGAATGGTTCGCCCAAAGAGCCGGGAAGGTCACCGCTTCCTCTGTGTATAAGGTCATGGCGAAAACCAAGACCGACTATTCAGCGGATCGAGAGAACTACCAAGCTCAACTCGTTGTTGAAAGGATGACAGGCCAGCCTGCCAAGTCTTACTCCAACGCAGCGATGGAATGGGGTGTCGAGCAGGAATCCAATGCCAGGGCCGCATACGAAGCCCAGACGGGCAATCTGGTCGAGGAGGTGGGATTCATTTCCCATCCCTCAATCGAGATGTGCGGGGCCAGCCCTGATGGGGTAGTGGGTGAAGGCCTCATCGAGATCAAGTGCCCCGAGACTGCAACGATGATTGATCTTCAACTGAGCAGGAAGATTCCCGACAAATATATGAAGCAGATGCAGCTTCAAATGCGCTGCACAGATAAGAAATGGTGCGACTTCGTGGTCTATGACCCGAGGATGCCCGAAAGACTTCAGCTTCTGATCATCCGCGTTGAGCGTGATGACAAGCTGATTGGGGAGATGGAAGCCGAGATCATCAAGTTCCTGGCTGAAGTCGATGAGAAAGTGAAAAAACTGGAAGCACTATGAGCAAAGTCATGTATGAGGTCACCGCGATCATCGGAACCTACACCAACAAAGACCGCCAGGAAAAGAAGCGGTATCTCAAGATCGGATCAGTCATCGAAACGAAGAACGGCCCGATGCTCAAGCTGGACTGCGCCCCATTCAAAGAAGGAGGATGGGACGGATGGGCTTACCTGAACCAACCCCGAGACAAAGATGATCGGCATGAGGGTAACTCCTCAGATGTTCCCTTCTAAGGATGCTTATCATCCGTCTGTAGACAAATGGAGCAAATGATGCCCGGAGCATATAGAGCAAATGACCCCGAGACCTCGAAAGAGGCAGCGCAGTTCGATGTGACTCGCTTGGAGGGTGAGGTTTACGCAATCCTCAAGACCAGACCCTCAACGACTGAGGAGATCGCCGCCATCATGGGGCGTCCTCTTCAGTCCATCACGCCACGGATCGCGCCCCTTCGCAGGAAGGGATACATCTTCGACACAGGTGTTCGTAGGCCTGGCCTCGCGGGTCGGTCTCGGATCGTCTTTTCCGCGACTTCAGAGATCACGCCAGAGCCGATCAAGAGCGAGAAGATTTCTGCTGAACATCTAGCAGAGATGATCAAGCGTCACACCAGGCACGGAATCACTGATTGGGTAGTGGACATTCACTCCCTTGTTCGTGAGCTGGAGCAGATGTGGAGGATCAAATGAACACACGGCTTTTGAAGGTAGCTCGAAGAGCTTGGGTTGTCGATGGAGTTCCTCGGGGGCTTCAGAGGCGCAACATCCATCATTGGGTTGCTGCGGTGAGGCTTTTGGGCAATCGTTGGGTTCTGTCGAAGGATTACAGAAATGGAATATGACGGACAAGAAGAGGCTTACGAAGACCGCAAACAGCGTCTGCGTAGCTGGCGACTCTCAACCATGCACCCTAGTGATCCAGACTACCCGGAGGATGAAGATGACGATATTTCTGGAAGCGATTGCATACGGGGCAATCGGAGCGATTGTGGTTCTGATACTCCAAGCGACCTGGGGGGCATGGAATGACTGATCTACGACAAGCCGCGCAGCAGGCGCTTGAGGCGTTGGAGCAGTTCAGGGATATCAGCGA